GTAAACAATCCAAAGCATTCATTTGCGGGTTATGAAAAAACTGAAGTTGATTTTTCAATTTTAGGAAATGAGTAGAAAAGAGAAAATAGATTTATTCCTTTCAAAGTGGGTGAGTAGAAAATTAACCGTTTTTGTGGTGGCTTCCGTTGGTTTATTCAGCGGAAGTATAACCTCAACTGATTGGGTTATTATTGGTACTTCTTACATAACCATTGAAGGAGTAACTAATATTGTAGAACGTTTAATGAAAGCAAAAAATGTCGACTAACGATTTAAAATTATACGCTATTAACTCGCTTACAATGGCGATAAGCTTCTCAAATGTAGAGGCAACCCTTAAAATCATTTTGCTTTTAGCTTCAATTATATATACTATTATGAAAACTATTGAACTAATAAAAAAGAAAAATGAAACTAACGACTAATTTTTCACTTGAGGAGTTTAAATGCAAAGATGGGAGCGAAATACCTACTGACGTTTTGCCTAATATAGCAAAGTTAGCTCAACAGTTACAAGTTTTAAGGGATTCGGTAGGCAAACCTATTCAAATAAATTCAGCATATAGAAGTCCGAAATACAACACAAAAATTGGGGGTGTTAAAAACTCTCAGCATTTAAAAGGAAAGGCGTCAGATATAGTAATTAAAGGGCTTACGCCAAAAGAGGTCGCTTTAATTATCGAGGGATTGATAGAAAATGGAAAAATGATGCAGGGTGGAATTGGAATTTACCCTAAATTTACGCATTATGATATCAGGGGAATAAAAGCCCGTTGGTAATTTAAACCAAAGCAAAATGAAACCAAACAAAGACAGACGCTATCGACTTAATAATGTTGAGGTCAAAAAGTTAGGCTTAGAATTTAACTTCCGAAACCGTTATAGACTCTCAAAAGAGCAAGAGCGGGAACTAATTAAGATGCGAGAGCCTCAGCATAAAATAAAACGTTTATTTTTTGATATCGAAACCTCTCCGAACATTGTCTTTGCCTGGCGTATTGGTTATAATCTTAGCTTACAAACGCACGACATTATAGAAGAGCGAAAAATTATCTGTATTTCGTACAAATGGGAAACTGAGGACAAAATACATTCACTGACTTGGGACGATAAACAATGCGATAAGCAAATGTTAATTGATTTTGTAAATGTTGCTAATCAAGCGGACGAGTTAATCGCTCACAATGGCGACAGATTTGATATTAAATGGATTCGTACTCGTTGCATCTTTCACAGAGTACCAATGTTCCCGCAATACAAAACTTTGGATACTTTAAAAAAGGCAAAAAGCGGGTTTAATTTTAACTCTAATAAACTCGATTACATCGCTCAATTTTTAGGAGTTGGGGCAAAGATTAAGCATAGAGGTTTTGATATGTGGAAAGACGTTCTAAAAGGCTCTAAAGAGGCAATGAGGGAAATGGTTGAATACTGTGAGGGCGATATTATTGTATTAGAGGACGTATTTTTAACGATGCAAAATTATATTAAACCAAATACACACGCTGGAGTGCTTGGAGGTAATCTAAAATTTAGTTGCCCGAACTGTGGGAGTGAGCATACATTATTACTGAAAAACAACGTTACTGCAATGGGAACAATTAAAAGGCTAATGGAGTGCGGAGATTGTGAGAGTGTTTACGAAATAAGTAACTCGGCTTATGTTAATTATTTAAAATTCAAAAATGTTCTATAAATATATTTTCTTTTTTCTTTTAGTTGGGTGTGGTTCTGTTAAAAAAACCTCAGAGGAAACGACTGTAAAAGACAATAGTACAACAGAAATCGACTTAACTAAATTTTCGAGTAGTTATACGCTCGAGCCAGTTGATTTAAGACAACCTATTTTAATAGGTAAAGATACCGTTTACAACACCCGAGTTATTTATAACAATACAAAAGAAATTGTAAAAGAAAAACAAGCTAATAATATCGAATCTAAGCAAGAAAAACAATCAAAGCAAGTTGACTACTCGGAAACTATTAAGATAGTCGCAAATCGTCTTATTATAGCCTTAATTGTTTTGTTTGTATTACTTACTATCTTTAAAAGATTGAATTTCTGAATTTAGGATATCTTCGAGGTGCTTTATTTCTCTTTGCAAGTAATCGAGTGCCTTCCGGAGATCCTGTATTTCATTATCTTTTTTTCCGGCTCTTGAAATATATTTTATTATATTTCCTCTATTAAAATTTAGATCATAAATTTTACAAAAATCTATAACATCAATTTTACTTTCATTTTGGTAGTGTAATGGTTTCATTTATTCAAATATTAAATGCACGTTGCACCCGTTAGCAATTCCTTTCAATTCTTTTTTGCCTAAAATCTTTGCATATTTGTATGCTGGTAGTAATGGATTTTTACTTTTGATTTGAGCGTTAATAGCCTGAGGAGTTTCGCCTACCATTTTAGCAAACTGATTTTTGTTTGCTGAGGTTTCTGTAATTAGTTTTTCAAGTATATTCATAATATTAAATTTTGGCAATAATAAGAAAATCTTTTTTAATAAAAAAATTTTTTATAAACTTTTTTCAATATATATTTGTACCATAGAAACAAACAAAAAATACATTATGAAAAAATCAAACATTATCGGAGTAGTTATTTTTATAACATTATTATTTTTAATATCAGTTACAGAAAAACATTGTAATACACCTAATCAATTTAATACATCAATAAATAAATAATTATGAAATTAACTAAGGAATACCAAAACAAAAATTTAGATGCGTTCCCAGTAATGCAGGAAAGCATAAACGAATCTTTAAAAAAACCGCACGTTATGGATTTAACAATAAAAGAGGCAATTTGGATTTGCTCATTTATTGGAGAGTGCGAAATGACTTTTGACAACCTTTATAAAATATTAGAAAATGAAAACATTTAGAGTATACTACTGGAGAGAAACCGGAGACGATTGTATCGATTGTGAAATGAACGTACAGGCTTATGATTTTGACGAAGCGTATAAAATCTTTAGAAGCATTTATAAATTAGTAAAAATTAGAAGTTTAGAGTTATGCGTATAGAATTAGTAAATGGGAAATGGCTTGTTAATGGAAAACAGTTTAAAGATTTAAGCCCAAACGAAAAAATACTTTTAGATCAATTTTTTGAAAACTATAAAAACCAATAAAAATGAAAACAGAAACAATTACACAAGAGGAATACCAAAAAATGTTATTTGAAACTACATTGGCAAAAAGCATTTTAGCAAACCAATTTGCTTTAAATTGTAATGAAGTTTTAAAGTATACACCATATTACAGGAAAGAAATAAAAACGTATGGCAGACCTTTTATAAACCAGTTAATAAAATACGAGCGTAAAGAATTTGAAAAGGTAGATGAATTTGATACAAAAAGAGTTGACGAAATATTTCAAAGTATTGATGAATTAATGAATACAATTTCAAGGGCGGTACTTAGTGACTGGAGTCATTTAGATATGATTATAAAAGAATACGCAAAAAGACCCAATGAGGTTATGACTAAATTATTTAAAGAAAATAGCAATGACAGTAAAAGAGATTAAAAAGCACCTTAGAATTGATTTAACAATACGCAATAGAAATGAATTGTTTAGATATTTTAGAAACATTTATATAAACCAAGAAAGGGAAAAAAGAAGATCATTGGAAAGTATTGCAAGAGATTTAAATTTATTACACGCATCTGTATTAAATAGCTTAAAAAAGACAGAAATATACGAAAGAGATCCTTTGTTTATGTTGATAAAAAAAGCATATAATGAAAGAGATAAAAGCTACATTGAGGAATATAAAAAATCTTTAAATATTAGAAAATTAGAATATAGTAAAATTTCAGCTGAGAGGCACTACCAAAAAACTAAAATATTAATTGAAGAGGATAAGGGAGACTTTATATTTCAAAAGGTTGAGAAGTTTGAAAGACCAAGCATTTTGGAAGTTGCTAAAAATTTACGTTATGTTGATACTATTTTAAACAATAAGCCTTATCCAGAATGGACTAAAAAAGATTTTGAGAATTACTTTAAAATTATTGAGCAATGAAACAAACATCAAAGGAAAGAGCAGAGAACTATATGATGCTGAAAGCAGGATATAAACAATCGCCATTACAAAGAATAAAAAGAGTAATGAACTTCTACTATAAAAGAGGCTGCAATAAAGAATCAGTAAATAGAATCTATTATAAAATACTAAAACAAAAATACAATGCCTGACATAACAATGTGCGACGGACAAGGTTGTGAATTAAAATCAACCTGTTATAGATATAAAGCTACACCAAGTATGATGCAATCTTATTTTATTGAAGCACCTATTGAAGATGAACAATGTGATTACTATTGGAAAGTAAAAGAATAACAATTTAAAAACAAATAAGATATGAAACAATCAGCAGTAGAATTTTTATCAGAGCAATTACTTAATTTAGACATTGAATTTGATTCTCTCTTAATAAATAGAGAGAGCTATTGGGGTAACAGAAATAATATTTTAGAACAAGCCAAAGAATTAGAAAAGCAACAGATTAAAGACGCCTATTTAAGAGGTATTGAGAATTACGACCCAACATTTAAAAACAAATAAGATATGAAACAAACAATTTATATTTCAGAAACGCATACATTATCCTGCTCAGATGGAGAACTTTATTTATCTGGAGATTTTGGAGAAATAGTTTGGAATACAGAAACTTTATTTACTGATTTACCAATAATTATAAGTATGGTTTTAAAAGCAAGAAAAGAAACGGATAAAATGATTATTGAATCAATTAAAGAATCATTAAAAGAAAAATAAATTTTTTTATTAAAAAAAGATTTTATATATTTGTAAAATAATTAACAAAAACATTATGATATGAGTAAAGATTTATTTATGCTGATGCGGGAACAGGAAGTTCAAACATCAAACTTTTTACCTAACAAGAAAGAAATTCAATTTTCTGCTAAACAATTTATTAGTGGGGTTTTAGAATCTGGAGAAGTTGACAAATTAGAGTTAATAGCACAGGCTAAACGTATGCAGGAAGCCTTAGATATTGTAACCTCTGAGATATTAAACTCATTGCCACAAGAAAACTTCGAGGCGTTTGGATTAAAGGGTACGTTTAGAAATGGAGGGGAAACCGTAAACTTTAAAGATGACGAAATATGGAGCGAAATACAAAGAGAATTAAAACAGAGAGAGGAAATATTGAAACTTGCTTTAAAATCGGATAAAGAAATTTACGACGAAAACGGAATACAAGTTACTAAGGTTTCAACAACTCCAAGAAAATCAAGTTTATCAATAACATTTTAAATTATGAACGTAGAAAAACTAAAAGAACTTTACGTTAGATACGAACTAACTAAAGACGATGTATATAAGCATCAGCATTATATTATTATAACAAGATCCGGTATTGATAAAATACAAGCTAAAGAACAAGTTAAAATCAATTATGAAGTTGTAACTTGCGAACCTAAATTTTGTGTAGTAAAAGCTACTGCAAAAAAAGATAGTGCTTTTATTGAAACATTCGGGTCAGCATTAAAAGGGGACAGTTTTAAAGATGGAAATACTCAAAGTTGGTACGTTATGGAAATGGCAGAAAAAAGAGCAATGAGCAGAGCAGTTTTGAAAATTACAGGGTTTTATGAATTAGGTGTTTTTGGAGAAGATGAAAGCGAAGATTTTAAACGTAAATAATTAAATAAATAAATATGGAAGTTTTGGGAAAAGTTATCTTATTGGGTAGCACAGAAGAAGTAGGTCAGAATGGATTTACAAAAAGACAATTAGTTTTAGAAACTACGGAGCAATACCCACAGAAATTGGCTATTGATTTTGTAAAAGATAAAACAAGTATTTTAGATTCTTATAAAATTGGGGAAAATGTAAAAGTATCAATCAATTTAAGAGGCTCAGAATATAAAGAAAAGTACTACGTTAACCTACAGGGGTGGAAAATAGAAAAAGACTCGCAAACAGGAATTAAACAACCTGAAACACCAGTAGCAAACGAATTAGAAGACGCAACTGATTTACCTTTTTAGATTGTTAAAAAGCTATTCCTTCATTAATTTGTTGGAATAGTTTTTTTTATTATATTTGTATTTGTTGAAGCACTACCAACATCAAAGTTTAACGCTATTAATTTAGTGTAACCGAGAAACCCTTAACAGATAGTAGTGCATCAGTTAGGGGTTTTCTCTTTTTTATAATTATGGAAAAATTAACTAAAAGAAAAGGTTTTAATTTCTTTAGATCATATTACGACGTTTATAATGAACTTGAGAGCGATAAAGATAAAGTTGCTTTTATTGATGCCTTACTAGACCGTCAATTTTTAGGAATTAAACCAAGTAATTTAAAGGGAATGGCTAAGTTTGCATATATTAGCCAGACTAATAGTATTGATAGCCAAGTGAAAGGTTATGAAGATAAAACTGGTAATATTTTAGACCCTAAGCAAGGGGGTGCGGTAGGGGGTTGCGATACCCCTAGGCTACAAGTAGAAGAGAAAGAGAAAGAGAAAGAGAAAGAAATAAATAGTATTGAGAAACGCTCGCTTTCTTTTAAAGAAACTTTAAGACCTTTAATTTCTGAATATGGTATTGATATGGTAAAAAACTTTTATGAATACTGGAGTGAACCTAATCAATCTAAAACAAAAATGAAATTTGAATTACAAAAAACTTGGGATACTTCAAGGAGGTTAAAAACTTGGAAAAGTAGAGAGGCTAATTTTAAGCCGATTAAAGACATTAAAAATCAAAACTTAGGTATATGAGTTGGAATGAAAGAAAACACGTTACAAGGCTTTTTAATGCCCTTAAAAGAAACAAAGAGCGTATATACAAGGAAGATATTGAAGCGTTAAAAAGTATTGATGAGTTTATTAATAAAAATTCTGAAATATCGACAAAAGATAATTTAATTTATGCAAAATTACTTTGTGTATTTTTAAGGCAAAATATTCATTATTACAAAGACGTTAAATTTGCAATTAAAGAATTACAGTATCAGTTAAAAATTCCATTAAATACTCAAATTGAAATGTTAACTATTGATTTAAATTTGATAGATTTACAAAAACAAAAAAATGATCAGGATTTAATTAATAAACTAAATAACTACTGGAGCAAAGAACAAGTAGAAAAATCATTTTATAGTTCAGCTAATGATTTATTAAAAGAAATAGAAAATTATACTTAAATTAAAAATTATGAATTTAGACTTTGAACAATTACAAAATATATCTAACGAAACCGAAATTGACTTCGGTATTTTAGAAAAAGATTGCTTTATTGATTTATCAATAGAAATGCAGCACCCAGAAACATTAATATCAATAGGAACGCACGAATATAAAGGAACATTTTACCCAACTCCTGTAATGACTGCAGGAGAATTTAGTGCAATAGTTGCAACCTCAAAAAGTAAAAAGACTTTTTTAAAATCCGCAATTTTAGGATCTTACATCGGTGGAAAGTCAACTATATTATTTCCGAATATTAAAAGTCACAGAGATAAAGAATATACTATATTAGATTTTGATACCGAACAAGGTAAGTATTATACACAAAGA